TTAGACAGGCTTTATAGGCCAAGTGATTGCCTTAAAACCTTGCTCATCACTAACGCAGGTAAAGCTCAACGCCTTCACTTTGCGAATGTACTCCATCCACCGTGACAGGCTGGCCTTGTCTGCTTCAGGAAGTGCACCAAGCATCAACTCAACACGCCAGTCCGACGTTACGCTATGAGCTTGTGATAGCAGCATCTGACGCCGTGCTTCAGCTTGCGCACGCCAGTCGATTGTCGGTTCGATCAACTTAGGTTGTCCCATTTCATCCGCAGTAATGATTCTCCCGTCTGCCTGCCCTTCAATTAATACGTGATAGAGTTCATCACTGATTGGTGTTACATCATCAGGCCATGTACCGGAAGCGCGATAATCATTCTCCAGCGCTGCCGCAAAAAAGGCGTTTAATTTTGGGCTGTAATAATAAGAAGGCATGTCCGTTAATAACCTATAGCCAGAAAGTAAGAGCTAACTTCGCCAGAGCCCGCAATGTAATTAAACCGGGTGCGGTCGACCGGCTGGCAAAATACGTTTTGATCGGTGAAATGCCCGCCCCATATCACCGTCAAATTTGTACAAAGGGCCGCATTAGGAAATGCAATCGGGTAAGCGATACTTGTCGAATCGGCAGAGCGTTTAGCCACGCCCCACTGAATAATCAACCCGGTCGAGGTGTCTTTATACCAGCCGCTTGAGGCGCGATTCGCGGTGTTCTTCGCCTGATAACGGGCGTCAAAATTCGCATAGTTACCGGGGATAAGCTGCCCCGGACACGTATAGTTGCCGCTTGTATCCCATTCGTGTCGATAGGTATGGCCGCTTCCGTCGATCATATGTAGGCACCAGGAAAGCTTGCCATTATCACATAGTGATCCGTAAGAAAAAGACCATGCGGCCTTGTTGGTTATCGTCGCTTTCTGTTTCAGAAGCGGATGAAACTCGCTAACACCAGTGGTGTTAAACGTCTCATAGAAAGCAGCTCCTGTTGCAAATTGGGCAGAGAATGCATATGAGCCTACATAACCTGACTGAACGCCTTTATCTGCCTGAATCGTACTGGCGACATATAACGGTGTGCCAATGGAAACATTTCCTTTTGCAAGATCCACGCGAAACGGGCGAAGGCCGTTATAACTTCCGTAAGGGTCACCATTATCAGTGAGCATCAGGTACAGATTTGCGCTGTCATTACGCCAGAACGCGCCATAACCGCCATAAGCGATGCGAAAGCCATTAGGGGTGCTTGATTGCACCTCCCCGGTCGTGCGCAACGGCCCGGTAATATCGGTGCTTCCCGTTATTGGAATGGCTCCCACGTCGCTCGCCTTTAAGCTGTCTTTTAACGCCAGCTCGCCGAGACCGAGGTTTTTCCGCGCCTGCTCGACGTCGTCGACGTCTGAAAGATTGTTCTTAATCAGAAGCGCCAGCTCATGCTTTGCCTGAATCATCTTGTTGATGGCGGCGGAGAGCTGCGCGCGGTCGCTTTTTTTAAGCTGAATCCCGGCTCCCTCGATAACGGCGCAAATCTCCTCCTGAACCGAATCGAAAAAGGTCTCGTCGAGCTGTGTCGCCGGAATGCCGAGCGTCGGATCGCCAGCCGTGAAGCCGTTTTTACCCGCGCCGAATTTGCCCTCTTGTGCTGTGGGGGTGTCTATACGATGCAAAGTAATTACCTCATAAAAAACCCGCCGAGCGGGGTTAACTGTGAAACGAAGCGCTTTATTCCGTGTACGCGAACACGACTTCGGTATGAGAGGGGGCGACCTTGTTAATCACACATTCAACGACCGTATCACCCCAGGTGCGGAGGCTGTCCACGCAACTTGATGCGCATGTCATGACGTCAATCGTCGCGAGCGTCGGAATATTCACCTGCCACAAATAGCGGTAGTCGTCGTCTGTGGCGATATCCGGGCGTGGGTTGTCGGCCTCGTTTTGATACTGCGTAATCGAAACAGACTGATAGCCGAGCGCATCGAGCTGTCGCCGGTAAAACGCCTCGTTAATGCCGCCGTAACCGTTGACCTTTGCCGCCAGTCGCCGCTGTCGCTGCGAGAGGGTTTGCGTTTCCTCGATGGTGCATTCATCAGGTAACCCGCATAACGCCTCGTAACGGTCGAGGAGCTGCACCGCCGCTCCCGGATCAATCTCGCGCATTAATGCCGACGATTGCGCATGTACCCGCGCCAGAGACGGCGCGAGCCCTTCGAGGAGGGGATTATTCCCCTCCCAGGCGGGGCCAGGCGGTAAAAGCCGTTTTAACAGGCGGGTATATTCGTCCTCTACAGCCACGTAACCTCCTCAATATCGAGATAGGAGTTATCCGTCGCGGTCTTGCCTTTGTACTCGACAGTAACCCGGACATGAACTGTCCCCGGAGCGATGCCGGTTGCTTTCACACCGCTGTTATCTGCACTCGGGGTAATGACGCAAAGTGTCGACGGGTCAGGCTCGCCCTCGCCTGCCGGGACAAAATCCCAGGTGATGTTAACCCCATCCAGCGACGGCAGATTCTCAGGCGTGAAGGTGGCGGTCGCGAATGCGTCCGGGCTGGCCGGCAGCGTGACGGGGTTCGGTGAGAACGAGCTCAGGGAGACATCTATTTCGATGTCAGATTCGTTATAGTTCGACCAGGTGATCTCCCCGATAACCGGCAACTCATAGGTGCCGAGCTCTACGTCTTTCGCTGGCGAAATCAGGCGGTGCGCGAACTGGTCAGTTGCCAGGCTGATCGCCTCACTGATACGCGAAAGATAAATCTTTCCTGACGGCTCGCCATCCCTGAACAGCGCAGATTTAATCTCTTTCGTCACCGCTGCCCTTATTGCCGGAGTATCTTTCGCAAGCGCGATTTCGAAGTCGATTTTTCTCAGCGTCGGCGGGAACACAAACAAGCCTGAACCGGCCACCGGCGCAAGCGGCAGAATGTACTGTTTAACCGCTTCGATTAGCGTCTCATCCGGCACCGGATTGTCTAAATCGCTGTTAGCAGGCATCACGCCAACCGTCCCGCGTCCGGCATGATGGCGGAACACCCAGGCGCGGGTGATCCCCGCGACGTCGGTCGCCCATATCCGGTAATCGGCATCCGCGCCGCCCTGCGGCGTGTAGTACCAGCGAGCCATTATTCGCGAGCGCCAGTCCTCCAGCGCTTCTAAATCTGTCCCGCCCTCAACCGACTCCGCATAGCCCGTCGAGGAGAGGCCCGCGACCGGCGTCATCAGGCGGAGCGGCGTTTTGTCATCGAGATTTCCGCCTGTCCCCGCATCAACCGCTTCTACAGGCGCACGGAGAACCCCCTCATCGTTGACGGTCGCGTCTGCGGTCGTTACATACTGCTTTTGCTCGTCAGTCTGCATTTCCGTCCCGGCGGGCAGCGTGATCCCGGACGACACGCTCTCCCATCGCGCATAACCGCCCGCCGTGGTTGGTTGTTTGCGTGGGACTTGTTTCAGATTCCCGTGTCGCGAAAGCCATTCCTCATCCGCAAGGTCAGGAAGCATGTTTCGCGCCAGATAGTCGAGATAGCCATAAAGCGTGTGAACGGCAGCCGCCATCACGCGCGAATAGACTTCTGCATCAAGGCGACGGAGGACGACGTCCGTCTCAAATCGCGTGAGTAAATCACTTCTGATTGTGGCGATCAGATTTGGCAAATCTGGACGCGAGAAGCCGGAGTCAGCCATTTAACACCTCCTGCCATATGTCATCGAAAATAATTGCGTGTTTGCTGCCGTCCCGCTGCCAGATAACAACTTCCAGTTGAAGCGAGTTAATCCCGGTTCGGGTGGCGGCCACGTCGACGCGCGCGGCGACGCCGTCCTCCTCCATCCAGGCGAGCGCTTGGCGGGCGTAATCCTTCGCGCGCGTCGCGGTTGCGTTGGTGAGTTTGCTACGTTGCAGCAGGTACAGGCGGGAGCCAATCCGGTCGTTCTCCACACTCGGGTAAGTGTCACCCCACCACCCGAAAGGCTGCCCGGTTTCGTCGTCCGTCTCAGCGCGTCGCCAAGAAAAAAGCGAAATGATCACGGAACGAGTAAGGTCGTCGAAATAGTCGGTCGACTCTTTCAGTAATCCATTTACAAAGATGATCATGCGTTACCCCATAGAGGCAGAAGGGCCGGTCGTTTCTGCGGTTTCGCCCCGTGCGGTGTGCGTGTGTCCGTTATATGTGGTGCGGATAGCCGACATGGTGCCGACGCCGTCGGACACCTCGCCAGCCGCTGAAAAGTCCCCGCTTGTTGTGATGGTCGGCGTCGTGAATGAGACGCCGGAGGATGCATTCACGACGAGCTGCGGCGCGTTGAGCGAGATTTTCGACTCAGCATTAACCACAAGCTCGGATGTCGTTATCTCGGTAACGCGCCCGCGCTTGAGAACAATCGAGTCGCCCTCGTCAGTGTAGATAGCCACCTCGCCAGACTTGAGCCCTTTCAGCCGGTAACGCCGGTCAGCAACAGAGATAACAACGCCGTGAGAACGGTCGCCCGACGGGAACAGGACAACCGCCTCCGCGCCTGCGTGTGCGGTTGACGTGAAGCCGTAAGGCTCGATGTATTCGACGTTCTCTTTCGTTTCACCGGCAATCAGTTTTAACCCTGCCGCCTGGCATTTTCTGGAGGAGTCCAGCGCCGCCAGAACGGCGCGCGCCGCGAGATTAGAAATCGCCTGTTTGATACCCATCAGAAAAGCCAGTCCTCATCATCGCCAGATTTTTTCTTTTTGGGTGCCGCCGGTTGCGGGAGATACGCATCAGCGGGCGCGACGCGGAGCTCTGTCGTTGTCCCCTGATCGCCCTTAATGAAGGTCACCTCACCGATAACCAGCTCCTCGTTATCGAAGCCGCAAAACGGGTCGTAGACGATAACTTTCATGTTCGGTGCCCACAAAGCGCCGTCACCCTGACGCCAGCCCTGAACCGTGTAAGTCGTTTCGCGTGTTTTCGCGGCGCGCTGCGCCTGCTCAAACTCGCACCGGGCCTTACAGGTCGCCGATGTCGCCGCGCCGCTTTGCTGGATTGTGTGGGGACGGTAACGGGTGATCGCGCTGTCACCGCTTTTTTGTTTGATAGCGGCGATGGTTGCCTCGCCGAAATCGTCGTCCGTTCCCGGTCGCTGACCGGTGACGAGATACTCAGAAAAACGGTCTTTGATGCTTCGCTCGGTATCACACGATAGAACGTTTTCACCCAAGACGAGCGCCGTCGCGGCTTTCGTCGAACCGACCACGCCGAGGACGAGATCGCCTTTTTCGTTGTCATAAACCAGCGCCTGAACCTGACCGAGAAGCCGGTAAAGGCAGTCAATGACCGTTTCGCCGTGCTGCGGCTGCGCATCAATAAGCGCGGTCGTCGGCGCGCCTGCGTCGATGACATTCACTTTAAACGGCCCGGCCAGCGAGGCGGCAATCTCCGCAAGCGTTGCGCCGGTGTGCTGCGATGGCGTGGCGGTGCAATCAATCAGATCGCCGGTTTTGCTGCGCCCGACTATCGCCATGCTTAACGAGCGCGCGTTATAGCGAACGGGCGTCGCCTCAACCCATCCGGTGAGGACAAGATCGTCGCCGATTCTGACCTCGACCGCGTCGCCGTTTTTTATCTGCGGCGTGGAATCTGTCGCACCGGGCCATTGGCGGGTGATTTCAACGTTGAAATCGCGCGCGGCGCGGTCAACCCCGGCGGATATGCGAACGGTTGTCCACCCGCCCCACTCGCGCCCGTTCACGCGTAAGAGAACGGTGTTATTCATCGGACAGGAACCCTCAGCGGCACCACCGGCACAAAGCCGGGGTGCGCTATGTTGTTGCGATAGAGGATGTCAGTTTCCCGACTGGCGTCGTCGAACCACTGCGCCGCCAGCACAACCGCCGGGAGCGACTCGGACGGCGTTACAGAGACGGTTTTCTCCACCTGCGCCAGACGCGACGAAATATCTTTGTTGAGGTCGGCCCGGAGCGTCGTCAGCGCCATAAAAACGGCGTCGTCGGTCGTGCGAGCCTGCTCGCTGTCTATCGCCGCATTAAGCGCGGTGCGGATATCCGTTAAATCGTCCCAGGTTGCCGGTGTGGCGCGCGCCGTGGTGGCGGGCTGTGAATCCAGCGCAGGGTGATTGATATTGACAATATCCGATACGGGGTTTGCGCCACCCTGCAACACCCTGTTACCCGGTGGCGTCGGGATTTGCGCGACCGCGCGCGCCGCTTCGGATATTGAGACGACGCGCATCGTCGAGGCGACAAGGTTCGTTTGGGCCTTGCGTGAGGCGGTTGTCCCGCTGTCTGTGCTCCAGACGCCGCGAGGCGCTAACCCGGAATCAACGGTAACGCCGCTGATGGTCTTAACCATCGTGACCAGATCCGAGGCGTTGCCGGAAAGCCGTGTCCCGGCCCGCCAGGCTTTTTGCAGGTTGCGAACAAAATCATTAGCGGAGCTCGGCGGCATCAGTATCACCGACAAATCGCCCTGCACAAGTCGCATGGCGGCAGAGATACCGGAATCAACCATCGTGAACGCGTCGGCGATAACGTCGAACATCTCCGCCGCGTCAGCCAGAACGCCGCTCTGAACAAAATCGCTTAACCCGTCGAGGGAGAACGCCGAGAAAGCGCCGGAGATAGCATCGGCCAGAGAACCCGCCGAGCTGTCGAGACTCGCGTCGGTTGCCGTGCCGGATGTCGGGAATGTTAGCTCGCCGGACTCGACGAACTGAAACGACACGCGACACATTCGCCCTTCCTGATTGCTGTGCGTCACGCGTACCTGACCGTCGACATTGCCCTTCATTTCCCCGTAATAGGGATGAACCAGCGTCGCCGCGCCCTCTGTCTCGATGGCGGCAATAAGCCGGTCGCGCTTCTCGGGGTAATCGTCACCGATGAGGTAAGCATTGATGGTTATCCGTCGCGCGGCGCGCCCCAAATCCTCGGTAAACGGCTTGTCGCGGTTGGGGTATTCGTGAACCTGAACGCGGCGGCCAAAAATGCCTTCATCGCTTTCAACCTCAAAGGGAACGCCGCGAAAGGAGGCGCTTTGCAGACGCGCGCGCCAGCCGGTTTCAAATGCCATGATCGGCCCTCATAAAAAAAACCGCCTGAGCGGGTTTAACCTGGGGTTCTGAAAGGTGAATATGCGACATCGGTTTTCACCGACATAAACGGATCGCCGGATTTCGGGTCGATAACCCGCATTCCTGGCGGAGCATTTTCAAACGTGACGGTTAACTCGCTTTGTGAGCGTCCACCGACGGGGCGCGAAAGGCCAACGTTGGGCGAGTAGCGGCCATCAGGGATCGGCGGGGTGTAGTCCTGCCCGGTGATACTCGCCCATATCTCCTTCGCACGCTCACCGAAGCCGTAATATCCGCGCTCCCGCTCCTTAGCCTGCATCTTATGCATGGCAAACGCCCCGGAGCTTTCACCCGCTGCCTTAGCGTCAGTTTCAAGCTCTTTGAGCGCCTGAAGCATGGAGACCGCTATGGCGATAGTGACAGTCATCGCGCCCATTTTGCCAATCTTGCCGAGGGTGCCGGAGAGCGCCCCGGCCAGCGCGACAGCCTCGCGAAGCGAGCCGAGGGTTTTGATCGCGAAAGAGCCCGCCATTACCGCCCCCACTCCCTCGATCACGTTTTCCCATCCGCCGAGCTCCTGCGCCACGTTGTCGACTTCCTGCCACACTTTTTTAATGACCGGCCCGACCTCGTCCCAATGTTCAATAATCTCATATGCGCCCAAGACAAGAGCCCCGATCAGCAATTTTGCAGGCGACATTTTCATCGCAAAATTCATGATCTTGACCGCCTGGGAGATAGCGCCAATCGACGCGGAAACGCCCAGCAAAGCCACGCCAAATTTTGCCGCGGCGCGAACAGCTTCGGGGTTATCTTTTATGAATTGAGAGAAGGTTTTAAGTAGCGGCATAAACTCTTTTGCCGCGTCGCGTATGACTGGAAGAAATTCGCGCCCTATCTCTACGGTAATTTGTGTGACCTGGTTTTTCATTCGCGCCAGATCAGCCGCTGCCGTATCCGACGCGATGGCATATTCATTAGCGGCCGCACCGCTATAGAGCTGCGCGTCCGAAACTTTATTAAAGTTAGCTTTTAAGGTGTCCAGGTTAGTTAGAAGTGGGACGATTGCCTCCGCTGACTCCTTACCAAACAAGATCTCCATAATCCTGTTTTGCTTATAGGGAGCCATCTTCCTGACGCCCTCCAAAACCTTAAGCATTGTCCCGCGTGAGTCCTGGATCATGCTCTTGGCAAGCGTGGCGGGCGTAAAGCCGAGCGCTTTCGCTACTTTCCTCTGATCCCCCGTAGAAACGCCCGTAAGACCGGAAATAAAGTTTTTAATGCCTGTTTTGGCGACGTCGCCATTAATACCCACGCCGATAATTGTCGATGCCAGCGCGGCAACATCGCCAGAGGCAACATGCGCAGATTGCGAGATCCCGCCGAGCTCAGTCACGACCTTAGCAATAGAGGCCGCATTCGCGGGGCCGGTATTGCCTAAGTAGTTCACCTTGTCGGCCAGCTCGACGACTTCTTTTTGGGTCAGCCCAAACGCGGTACGCCAGACCGCAAGCGTCCTCCCCGCCTCCTGACCAGACAGATCCCACGCCACGCCAATTTTTGCGGCATCCTCGGCAAACTGTGACAGCTCAGAGCGCTTTATTCCTGACTGCCCCGCCTGCGCGACGATGTCCGCAATTTCCGTTGCCGCTAGCGGGATTTTTGCCGACAGGTTGAGAATATCATCCTGCATCTGGCGGAACGCTTCCGGCGATTCGAGCCCGTCGACGACTTTCCGCACATCTGCCATCGACTTTTCAAAATCAACCGCCTGCATTGTTGCGCCAGCCAGTGCGCCGAGAATCGCCGTTCCCGTCGCGCCCGCGCCAACAGCCAGCCCCGAGAGTTCTTTCTGGAATCCTTTTAGCTGGCGTTGCATCCCCTTTAGCGGAGCTGAAAGGCGATCTACGGCGGTGATAATCGCTTTCAGCTCGAATGAGTCAGCCATTGCCTTTTAACTCCTCATTAATGCGAACGGCTTCGGCCTCCATCTCGGCGAAATCCGAGATGGAGGCGCGTTTCAGCTCTAAAGGATTTACTCGCCAGAAGTGGGCGACGTTGTAGAGACGCCGACGGAGTCCGCTTCCGTTCCCGAGGACGTAAAAAAACCCATGATATGCATGGAGATCATGAACACATCACGGAGCGCCAGTTTTTCAGCGGAACTTCGGGGAATCCCCGCCAGCGCGGGGATGTATTTCAGGGCGACGGCGCTGTCGATTTTCATTCCGCCATCACCGGCAACGGTGAACGGGAAACCGAGGGACTCGACCTCATCGAAGCGCGGCGGGCGTAGTTCCAGCACATGAAGTTTTTCGCCGTGCGCCATGATTGGCTGTGAAAGTGTAATTTCTTTAATCACTGGTAAAAGCCCTCCTGACCGTGAAACTCAATGTCGACCGTGCCGTCCTCGGGGTTATGGTTCATTTCGCCATTAACCCATGCGTTAGAAAGGACGTACACGTCCCCGTTTGCGAGCTCGCTCGTTACCGTCATATTTTCCGAGCTGATTAGTTTGTCGCGCGGGAAACCCTTCGGAACTTTCGCGGTGAGTTTGGTATAGGGCGCGCGGTGCGTTTCCTTGTAGTCGACAGAGCCATCAAGAGCGATCACGTCCTCTTTAAGACGCGTGTTCATGGGAACCTCCACGCCGCCGGTTGCGGAGAGCTGGAGCCCGTCAACTTTGATGTAACAGGTGCCTGCAATCTTACCCATTTGCCATTTCCTCATTCGAATACTGGAGGCGGAACTGATTTTTAAGCGCAAACACGCGGAGTTGATTCACATAATCAGCCGGGAACAGAACGTCGACGCGGTTCGGGTCGTCAGCGTTACGCTCAACAATTAGGTATTTTTTGAACGCTTCGAAATTCTCGACAATACCGGCGAGCTCCATTTCGCGATAAGCGGCGCACATTTCACCGCGTAACACGGACGGAGTAACAATCGCCTGACCAGGCCCGAAGCGAGTCCCGTCATTCGCGAGCTTGTGTCGCGGATATTTGGTCGTGATGACCGATTTCAGCTTGCGCAGAACATAGGCGGAGGTGTGGAGCGTTTCGCTGTCGAGATAGCTGTTATCCGCCACGCCGAATTTGTTCTTCTGATAGGTCGTGATATCGCGCTCGATAAGAAGCGTCCCGCTGTTTACGGTCGAGCTGGCGATCCCGTGAGTCAGCAGGGACTGGCGCTCGGTCATGGAGAAACGTTCACCCACCGGAGCCGGTAACGCGCCGGTGATTTCACCGGTCTGTGTCGGTCGGGCCGGGTCATTGCGGATAAACACTGCCTGACGTCCCAGGCGGGACGCGAGAAGCTCCTCCGGCGCGGTCTGCGTTTTTGGCTCGTAACCCGCAATGGTGAGGTGCGGGTCGTTAAGCGCTTCCCCGAACGCGGCGAGATCCGTCAGGGTGCCAATTTTGGCGGTGTACACATGCCCGTAGAGCTGACGTGACCAGCTCCAGCGGCCCGAGGAATCGTTCATCTCCTCGCCCATCTGCTTTAACGTCGCGGCGTCGTTATATGGCAGGCCGATAAAATCGAACGGCTCATCGCCCATCGCGGCGATCATGTTATCGAGACTGATTACCCCCGCGCCGCCCTGCATGGCGGACAGGGAAACGGTCAGACCGTCCGGGATTTCTTCGCCGCTAATCGCGCCGTAATAGTTCAGCATCAGCGGGATCTGATTGCCCGCCTCGCCGCTGTATTTTGCGGTCAGCGTGACTTTTGCCCCGATAACCTGAGCGGCAGCGCGGGCGGAGGTCGCTTTTTTGAGGCTTCGTTTGGCTGATCGCACTTCGCCTTGTTCGACAGTAACCGCGCATACGCCAGAAAGCCCGGAACCGTCGGTCGTCATCGCGGTAACGTTGGCGGCACCTTCAGCAATACCGGTAACGGTGCCGTTATCATCAACCGTGGCGATCGCGGTGTCGTCAGATTCCCAAGAGAGGGTTTTATTGGTGGCGTTGTCCGGGAGAATGGTCACGTCGACGCCTGCGCTTTCGCCGGTTTTGACGATCAGCGTCGGGGCGACCGTCAGCTCGGTGATTTTTACGTCACTGGTAATAGCGGTCGCGGACGCCAGAACAGGCAGATCGGGGTCGGCATTAATGGCATCGGCCAGAGATTGTGCCGCGTCCAGCGCTGTATCGCCGGACGTTACCGCGCCCGCGATCCGTTTGGCACCGATATACAGCGAGACCGCGCCCGACGCGTTAGCGCTGCCGGAAAACGTTACCTCACCAACCGCCGGAGTCCCTTCAGGGTCAGAAACGGCGATAACATACAGCTCGCCAAACGGATCTGTTTTGCGATAGGCGTCCACCATGCGCGCCAGCGGTGATCCCTGCCCGCATAACTTGCGTGCCTGATCGGCGGTCGGCATCAGAACCAGCTTATTACGCTCGATGGTTGCATCTTCCAGCGCCTGACCAATCAGGAGCGCGGGCGCGGAGGTCTGCGCGGTGTTGGCCTTGCTGTTATCCATTTCCGCATAAAACAGCGGAACGCGGATATTTGAGGGAATGGAATCAAAACTAACAGACATTTAGTCGCTCTTTTTTTGAGAGGTTTCTTTTACATCACCGTCCATGAGACGGCGGAGCCAGTAGGAGTTTTTTTCGACATTTCTCCCCTTTTCGGGCAAAAAATCGCCCCGGCGCGGATCGGGGACTTTCCGCCCTTTAACTGGAATGACAAACATGGGATTTACTCCGTGAAGTGGATTTCGTCGTGATGCTCAATGTTGCCTTCCGGCCCGTCGCCAGGGTCGATAAAATCCATGTCGATAACCACTGTCTTAAGAGGTTCCAGTGAATCAAGGTCGACGCCGTGGCGGGTGTCATCACTTGTAAGCTCACGCATCGCAGTAAAATCGAACTGGTAATAAAGCGCGGCGCGGTTCATTTCGACCACCTGCCCGCCGTCATACTCAATCGGATGTGTGCTTTCGTCCGGCTCCCAGCCCAGCAGGGCGAGGAATATTTCGCGGCGGATAGTGTCGACGGCATCAAAAGCGGCGGTTTGCCCGCGCAAGTCCCGCCGGTTGTCGAGCACGACAACCACGGCGAACCCCTCATTCACAACCTGGTAGTAGTCGGTTTGCGACTCCTGGCGGGAGACGGTATCGCCGGTCGGAATGACGTAAGCGGCGGGAAGCATCATCTTTGCGTTAGGCTCCAGCGCCTGAAACTCAGCCGCGCCCGCGACTCGCGATTTAAAAGACGGAGCGCGCTCTCTCAACGCCTCGATAATTAGCGATAATTTCATGCCCTTACCCTCCTGACTTTCGGCGGTCTCAAGGCTTTTCGTAACGCGCGTTGCAGTGTGTAGCGCGTCCAGGCTTTGCGACGCTCTAACACTTCGGTCATGTAGTTATTACGTGGGGCCACCTTCCACCCGGAGCCGCCGGATTTGCCTTTGTGGTGCGAGCGCTGCCGCTTCGCGCCACGGCGAACGCCGTAGAACAGAAAGGCCGGGTAAAAGTCACCCTCAATGCGCCGGTTGCCCTCGCCCCGTTTCTGGTTCGGCGCGATTCGCACCATCAGGCCGGGACGGTTTTTCGAGGCGCGCGGAACGTAATAGCCGATTGAGCGCGCTAGCCTGCCGGTTTTGTATCCGGGGTTTTCGCCGGGTTTCGACCTTCCCCGCTTCGTCACCAGCCGACGGGCATCCCGCATGTGAACCTGACCGATTTTGACGAATGCCTGGCGCATGACGGGGCGTTTAAACTCCATCTGCTCCGGGACGTCGTAATCGACGTGAAAGAGAGGGGAATCAGCCATACACCACCCCGCTGTAGTGATCCGCGTCGCCGAGGCTCTCGCACTCCAGGAGCAAGAACCGGTGCTCGGAATTGAGATCCCGGATTCTGCGGACGCGCAAAACCTCACCTCCGGACAACACGATTTGCCACTCGTTCGACATGCCCGACCGGTAGCGAATCGTGATGAGGTGCGTCACGGCCTCGCCGGTCTGAACAGAGGACTGATAAGTCGTCGCGCCGGTTTGCTGGACTCTCGCCCACACCCGGAAGGTGTCGAGCTCCTCGCTTTCCGTGCCGAAATCAGCCGCCGGTGAATCAACGCGCTTTCTGAACTGAACGCGTCGGTTAAGCTCTCCGGGGTCGGGAAACGAATAGCGCGTCGCTGTCTGTGACGGGCTTCTTTTCATAGCGGGATAAACCTGTATGCATCGACAAGCCATTTAAACGACTGCGGCATCTCTGTCATTTCCACGTCAGACGTTGATGATCGGTTTTCATAAAAATGACTACAGAGCATCAGCATTGCCTGGCGGATATCGTCAGATACGACGAGTCCGTCCTCGTCAGTGTCGGGGACTTCCGTCGCGTATAACCTGCGGTTGAGGTAATTCGAGGTGCGGGCCTCAGCGGCCCCGCCGAGGAGGGTTAAAAGCGCGTCCTCCTCGGTGAAATCCTCCTCAATACGCAACTGCGTTTTAATTTCTGAAAGGGAAAGAATCACGGCTCGGCCTCAATAAAAAACGCCCCGGAGGGCGTTATTTAGATTTAGTTCGCTTTTCCGCTGTGACAGTGACGGCGCAGGAAGCAGAAACGCCGGAGCCGTCCGCCGCTGTCGCGGTAACGTCTACCGGGCCGCCCTCAGCGACGCCAGTAACAACGCCCAAGGCGTCAACGGTTGCAATGGCTTCGTCTCCTGACGTCCAGTTAAGCGCCTTGTTTGTGGCGTTTGCAGGGGTGACACTTGCTTTAATTGGCGAGGCTGTGCCGACCGCGACAGAAAGCACGGTCGGGTCAAGCGTCACCCCTGTTACTTTGCCTCGGCTTTACCGACCAGCGCTTTAACCGCTGCGGCATCTTCGAGGGCGCAGTCGAAGCGATGGAATGCCAGGAAGCCTACCTGATCATATTCCGCGTAACGCTCAGTGAGTCGCATCAGGGTCATGTACGCCACACGGCGTAAGATGAAGCGGTCAAAGTCACCGCAATACACGAACTGTTTACCCGCGCCAATATCGGCAATCGCCTGATCAATAACGTAAGGCACGTTGAGCACGGTCGCCGGTGCCATACCAACCACATCCGGGAGCCAGAGCGGACGGCCCTGCGCATCTTTCATAGAGGAGATTTTCAGCAGGGTATTGTCGTTAAATGCAAAGCGGAATTTCGGCGAATTGCGATAGGCCGGATCGACGCTGTGTTTCAGCGCGAGCAACTCCTCCCAAGTAAACGCGTCAGCGGCTGCGGCGGATGTGGTTTTCGTCACCCACTTAGCCAAGCCTTTAACGTTTTTACCGGTGCCGTCACCGTTAACGATTTGCGCTGCTTCGCCACGGCCCAGGCGCTGCGCGATACGTGCGGCCAGATAGCCGTTCATGTCGATGCCGCTATCGAGTAACAGCTCGTTAGAAACGCGGATAATTTTCGACGTCATTTTTTTGGCACCGATAGTGATCGGCTCGAAAGTGACATCGCCTTCGCTCGCTTCCTCGTTCTCTCCGAGCATCACGCCCATATCGGCGGTGCCGTCACTATAAGTCCAGTCGATATCCTGACCATTCGATGTGCTCAGAATCTGGCAAACACCCGCGATCCCGCCGTAGGCTTTCATTGCCTCAACGACACGGTTTCGAAACTGTTTCGGCACGGTGAAACCGCCTTTAGAACCGCCTCCCTCGCCATCGTCGATACCCTGGGCGCGAAACTCTTTCAGAGTGCGCTTTTCTTCCGTTGACAGCTCGCCTAAACCGTGGCGGACAAACTTGTCAAAAACAGCGGCGCGACGTTCATCTTCGGAGCCCTCCGGGTTGTTGCGGTGTTCGGGTTCGTTTTCGGCTGCGAGGATATTATCCATCGCGCGGAGTTCTTCCTCGCGCTTAATCGCCGCGTCGAGCTTGTCGTATTCGTGCTTTGCATTGTCCCACTGGCTGCGCTGCTCCTCAGTCCAGGACGCGTCGCCGATTTTTTCGTTCAGGGCGCGCATTTCAGCGGCGATAGTGGCGCGTTTTTGCTGCATTTCGTGCAATTTCATAAGATCTATCACTCTTTTTTCAGATATAAAAAAACCCCGCCGAAGCGAGGTTGTTTAATGAATTATTTATTCAAAAATTATGGTCGCGCTATCAGGTCGAGAACACGCTCGCGAGCGGCTTTCTCTGTCGCCTGCTTTTGCCGCGCCTCAGCGCTGCGCTGATCCTGCTCTGCCTGTTGGCTGCGCCACTGCTCCAGCGAACGGACGGCGCTGTCGGCCTCCTGATAAGCCGGATAGGTGACAGGCGAAACGTCCAGCAAGCGGGAAAAGCGAGTAATTTCGCGAACGACGACGCCGTCTTCATCCTGATACCAGCGTTCGCCATCGCGGGCGACACGGAACGCAAAGGAGCTTTGTGAAATGTCTCCGCGCTGCATCGGCGCGAGAACCAGATCGCGGATTGTCTGCGTTTGTGGAGCTGTGATTTCGTAACGCAAGCCTCTGTCGTCGACAGAGAGGGACAACGTCCCCGCCGAGCTGCGTCCTAAAATAAAATTCGGGTCATGGTTAAAGAGGGCGCGAACATCGTCGCCGAGGACATCGTCAAACGCTCCCGGCTTAATCACTTCGCGGAACGAGCCGAAAATCAGCTCTGAACGGCTGTTAAATACAGACGCATAGCCAATAATTTTGGTTGGTTCGCCCTCAACCTCAGCGGCGCGGACTTCACCAACGTAACAGCGCTTTTCAATATCACTCATTGTCAGGGTTTCCCTCCGGGGTTTTGTCTTTACTTCCGCTTGTCTGCGCGGCATTAACCGAAACGAGCATTTCATCAAGCCCCGGAACCGGATTTTTATCTTCCAGCGCTCGCACTTCGTTACGGCTTAACCAGCCGTCGGTGATCGCGTAGTGGTAGAACTCGGCTCGCTCTTTCGGCGTACCACGCAACAACCCGGCCAGATTGAATTTGACATAATAACCGGCGGCCAGCTCCTGCCGGGTAAAAAGGCGGCGGTTTAGCTCCTGCTCCCAGTTAACAACCCACGGCATAATCGTGAATCGCACGAACTGAATCGACTGCTCGGAAATGTTGGAAAACGTCGCTTTTTCGAGGTCGTTAATCATGTGCGCCGGCACATTGAAAATCCCCGCTATCATGCTGCGGTTTAGCTTCATCATTTCGACGAGCTGCGCGTCTACCGGCGATATGGTCAGGGCTTTGTAATCCAGTTCGGCAGGGAGCAAGAGCGTTTTGTTTTCCTGCGAACGGAGCGCGGCAGCGGCTTTCTGCCAGATTTTTTTAAGCCGATCCCACGATTTATCGTTCAACTCCTGCTTGACGGACACTATCCCCGCCGGGCGCGCGTTGCCGTTAAAAAAGCTCTCTGTGTACTTCTGCCCTGAGAGCCCCAGGCCGATGGTTTGCGCGTGCTGCATAATCGGGGAGAGTCCCCATTTGTCGCAGTTACCAATCGCCTTAATGTGAACCATATCGTCGGGGTGAACCGACCAGCTTCCTTCCTCGGTGTAAATACCGTAACGCCAGCGGCCATCAAATTTAATCAGGCACGATTCCCACGGCATCCGGTGCGCCAGCTCGATAACCTCGCCGCGCCGGTTGCGTTTAATCTCCGTGTAAGCATTGCCCCAACCTAAAACGTGGCGTTGCATCAGTTCGCGCCATTTATACGAGGTTTCCCACGGGTTCGGCTCGTCATGAACGAGATAGAAAACCGGGTGTTCTGTTGCCTGCCGAACGGTTTTCCCCTCGCGCCGCAAAACGTGTAGCGGCATTTGTGCCAGGTTCGACGAGAGCACATAAATGCAGGAATAGACCGCCGCCAGTTTCATCGCCGTCTCAGGAGAGACAAAAACGTCAGAAATCATGCCGGAGGTTGTCGCGATGTTCTCGCCTGTCAGCGGTGTGGCAGGATTTTCTGGATTACCCGGCTCCGCGTTAGGGTCTGAACGGAAAAACGCGTCAAGGAACATCAGCGCCCCCTTTTGCGGGCCATCGCGAGACCGTTTAAAAGCAGGCCACCGCCCGCGACAGCCATCGCCGGAGCCGTTCCCCACCGCAAATAACAAGCGGAGATAAGCAGGCAGAAGCCCACAACGCCGAAAACGTCGTGTAATTTCATAGCGTTAAAATATCCTCATCATCAAGATTTGAAAGGAAATCACCTGGCTCGTTGAGCATGGCCCGGCCAACCCCCATCATCATTGCTACTGCGCCGTCGATTTTGTTCTCGTTGCCCTCTTTGGTCGGTCGGACAACGTCGTCAGAGCCTGCGTAATACTTGCCGACAACATTCTGGATGCACCAGGTCAGGATCGGATTCCCGTCATGATGGAAACGGCCAGCCGCGAGCGCGGCCTCGATTTCTCGCATCGGGTCGGACATGTTCGTAAAGTTCTGCGTAATGGTGACAGGATTTAGCCCTTCATCGTTGAGCATATGCGCCAGTGACGTTGCGCCGTAAGGGTCGATGGGGCATATCTCGATTTTCACCTTGTCACGGAGCCTGAGAATCGACTCGAAAATCACCCGATAATCGACCTCTGCGCCATCGGTCGGGATCAGCACACCTTGATTTACAAACGACTGATAGCGCTCGGCGGTGCGTTTTAGCTGCGGATCTGTTGAGTAGACCGTATCCTCTGGCACCCAGAACTGAGCGCCGACGCAGTAAAAGTGTTTAAGCCCGTCGATTTCCCGCATGAATACTGGCACCACGGCGTTGAGGTCGAGCTTTGATGCCAGGTCGATCCCGAGATAACACGGCTCTCCCTCAAAATCGGCAAGCGTCAGCGACGGGTCGGCAGCCTCCTGCCAGCGCTGCATGTTGTAAAACGCGGCTTTACTTGAGACCCACAGATTGAAGTGCTTGGTCAGGATCTTGTTTGTCTGGCTCGGGGTGGTTTTTGCAAGCTCCTGCTTGGCGCGCAGAAATTCAGGCTTGAGCGAAACGCCAAGGTTAGGGTTCGCTTTCCGAATGGCTTCCTCAGAGGTCCAGTCGTCATCCTTATCAAGGGTGTAAATGATGCCGAAAATCGTCTCATTTGCACCGTCAGTGCGAATGCCTTCAAGAATTTCTACCACCTGTGAGCGCTTGTCATAACAGGGCGAGGCAATATCGTAGCCTGCTGTCGTGATGATGAGCGTCAGGGGCTGTTCACGCGCCCCTTGCCCGGTCGTCATTGTCGTGTAAAGCGCATCTGTGGCGTGTTCGTGATACTCGTCGATAATCGCACAGCTCGGCGAGTCACCATCCCCAGGGTCGCCGACAATCGGCGCAAACACCGAGCCATCTGGCCGGGTCATTTTTTTTGCCCACGGCTTTATTGAGAAGCGCTTACGCAGCGCCGGGAGTTTCTGCACCATTTGGCGCGCAGGTTCAAAGACTTTAAACGCCTGCTTTTCTGTCGTGGCTCCGCAGTAAACTTCAGCGCCGTGCTCGTCGTCCGCGCAGAACATGTAAATGCCCACGCTGGCAGCAATGAGTGATTTCCCGTTCTTACGGGGAACCTCGATGTAAATCTCCTGGAAGCGGCGAAGTCCATCTGATTTGCGAACCCAGCCAAACGAAACGCAGAAACAAAACTTTTGCCAGTCCTCCAGCGTCAGCCGGAGCTTTTTACGGGCCCATTCGCCGGACGTGTGGGGCATTTTTTGCGAGAAGCGACAAAAACGCTCGGCTTTATCTCTGTCGAACCTGTATGGCCAGCGCTGATCTTTGGCCCGCTCAAGGTCATTAAGATGGCGCTGACACGCGAGCTTTACATAACGGCAGGCGAGAATCTTCCCAGCGACAACATCCCGCGCGTAGCGATTCGCGTCGTTAACGTTCGGATAGGTCGCCATAAGTTAAAACTCATCAAATTCATTTCCCTCTACATCGTCAGGCGTACCCGCGCCGAGCATACGCGCACGACTCATAGGGTCCAGGCCCAGCAACGAGCCAAGCCTGGCTATCTGCGCTACGGCATCGTTTCGAACATTAATCGCGGGATGTTTTTTGATGCCGCTCTCGCCGGTAGCGATGATTCCACTGGTTGCGATCATCTTCTCGGCTTCGATCATGAGGTGAAATGCATTGCAGTAGGCCATGAGGACAGGAGCGTCCTCCGGTTCAAATAAACCACGCTCAATAAGTATCTTTGAGGTGCTTTTCCAGACCTTCACCGCCACGGCGCTCATTAGCTCTTGTGGCGGTCTGATATTTGTAATTGAGCTTTTGCCGCTTACAGGGAGACTCTTCTTTCGACCTCCACCAGCGGCCCGGACTCCGGCCATAAATTCACCTCCTGGCTGAGCAAAAAACCGGCGGAAAGCCTCCCGGAAAAAAATTCTTATTTCTCACGCGTAAAAATTTAGCGGGGCGGGCAGTCTGGAGTGCTTTATCCCCCAGAGATTTACCCCCGCCCCTCCCGGCTCACTCTCCCTGATGCCCTGCATCTTTCACCGCATCACGCTCAGTCGCTCTCTCGCGGTTTTAGCTTTGTGATGTTCTGTGCAAATGCATTCGAGATTGCTCGGGTCGTCTGTACCCTCATGAGCCTTAGCGATGATATGGTCGACGCTTGAACCGGGACGAATGACGCCCTCACGCTTACAGGTCTGACACAACCCCTTGTCGCGCTTGATAACTGTGTTCCTTACCTTTCGCCACTCAGCACCATAGCCTCGCTGTGCTGCTGACCGCCCTTTATTGTGTCGTTCCCAGCCAGCGCCTTTATGCTCTTCGCAGTATCCGCTTCTGTCTGTAGTTGATTTACCACATCCACGTTTACGGCAGGCTTTAGGAATTCTTGGGGGCATGCGCAATTCCTTTCAGTAGGATTACAGAAGGCAAACCACACGAAAGATGTTCTCTATTGCTGTAACGGATAACACTTTAATCCGACATTGCTTTGGCTAAGGTCTATGAGGTTATGCAACAGCAATATTTCATATAAACCTTGTTTGTCGCAGGCATAAAAAACCGCCAACAGGCGGGTGAATGGATGCCAAAAAATCAAAGCTGTACAAGTTTAGGTTTTTTAGCGCCAAATTTTCTTAACGTAACATTAATTATTTTCATTCAAAAATATTGATCCCACAAGATATATTGGAATTAATTTTTAATCCAATGTCTATTAAGATAAGGAAATGCCACTTCAAAAAAATTGATTGAAATAGAAGGTGCATTCGATATACAGGAATGACCACACGTTATGCTACATTTCTTGATGTACAGGTTTGGTGAATGTGTATAGGTTTGTGAAACGGTATATCACCGTAAGTAACGAATGATGCTTTGCATCGCCTCTGAAGGTGTAAGGATTTCCACCTTCAGAGGTCCTTTTTTGATGTGTTCACATCCGATCAGACTGTAACTTCCCTACGAGGCAATGAACAGTCTCTAATATTCTTAAATTATGAGGCTACATATGGCACCCTCAGTATCCGCAGATTCTCAGCTTGTCGACTACTTTGCTGCTAATGGCGATCAATACCTTTGCGAAAAAGTTATCATCTCAGAAATCCGCTTAGAACTGACTGCAAAAAAAAACAGTGTTACCAATAAAGATATCATCCTTGCTTTGATCTACAGACTTCAGGTTGAGCATAACGAGGCAAAGAAAGATATCCTCCGCAACGCATTAGAGATTGTTGTCCAGCGCACTCCAGACGACATTCAGTCCTGACCGGGCTCCCAGATAACTATTAAAAGAAAGCTGTTCCCTTGCATCACCATTTCAGCCTCTGATCATACAGAGGCTTTTTTTATCTTAAACACTGCTCTTTGATGGACTGCTGCAAGAAATTTACTTGCCCTGTGATGGTGCCGATTCGCTCTTTGAGGGTGAAATAATCCCGTTCAGCTGAGTCAGTAAGCCAGGGCGGGTTACATCATCCATGCTGGTTGCATCGAACGTACCGTTTGCTGGGCAGGTTGTGCTGGGCCGCAACTTCTTACAACTTACGGCCGCTTATCCCTGTGGTGGGACTAGTATCTTCCATACCATCTTTATTCAGCTTTAATTCACAATTAAGTTCCATTTAAGTTGCTTATGGTTATGTGAAGTAACTCACCCCAAAAGATGCAGAATATATCCAGCTTCCTGAAAATATTAGGAAAAAGTTGATTGTCCTCATTAACTGCGTTGTTAATGTGAACTAAAGAAAAGGAGATCTTCATGAAAAACGTGATTTACAGCATGCTTGCAAAGATTTCGAAAATGGATGCAGAAGCGAAGCAGCTGACTGCGTAGGTAGAAGCTCAAGCTCTGCTCTTAAGTGCGATGTTAATTACGATTGGTAAAGGTGGCAGTTTTGAGGAAATGATTGAATCCGTTAAGCAAGCAATCAACGCAGCACTGGACTCGGAAGATAATTCTTTCAAATCCGAAACGACAGTTTTGCTAACTCAGTTCAACGCGCTACTGTCGATCGCAGCCTCTCTAGATAAAAAAGATCCTGAACTTGACGTATCTGGACTCCTCAAGCTCACCTCTTCACTATCGAGCGACAAAGGCCTTTAAAAGGGTCTAGTACTTCGGAAAAGACGTACCCCTAGGTGAATAAATCACGATGGCCTTTTCAATATCTTCCTGCGAAGGCTCTAGTTCAGAGATACCGATAAGATAAGGTATGCCGCTATCAGATATGTATGTTGTGATAAAAAATGTAACGGTTCTGGTTTCGTGTTTAATGGGTATATGGTGAATGGCTCTTGCACGATTTGCTATCGTCAAAATTTCGCCATTCCAGCTCTCACCGAAGAGCATGACATCATTCATAATTATTCCCAGCGAACATGGGCTAGAGAAAACCCATCTCGTTACAGAAAAGGCCACGCAAAAGCGTGGCCTTTGTTTATCGCTTAGCTGGGCTTAACGAAGTCAACACTCAGGTGCCACCGGAAAATGTCGACGTTCGGCCAATTAAACTGGCTTCAATACCCTCATCTGGTGTTGGCAGGTGAACCGAAGTTACACGAAGCTTAACACCAAATCGGAAATTACTATCGAAAATTTTAAAACAATTGATAGTAACAATCAATGTATCGTAGATTGGCTATTTTTGGACGTTAATAGGGGGAATTAATTTAAGGCAGAGGATATGCGCACCATGTCAGATAATTCCTTGCTTTATCAGGTGATTACCCACAATAAAGACCATAAAAAAGCAAAAAATAGGGGTTTATAGCTCATAAATGCGCCTATTTAAGAGAATTATACCAAGCCTGCCATCGGTATTTGTCGAGCCTTAACTGTCTTAAGCACTTTGCGGTTTCTACATCAGCCAGTAAATCTTCGTCACTGTTTCTACCAGCATTACTTGCTTTGCATGGGGGCTCCATCAAATCCGCTGAGGGAATTGGCAGCGTCAATGGCGCGCTGCCGCAACTGCACAGCATCATTGTCAAACTTACACACAGTACGATTTGGAGACTGGACATATTTAATTACATCACGATTGATAACATGGTAAACGATTTTTCCTTCGTGACTGGTGCGAGCAGCTTTAATCTCAGAAGAACGAATCATATCTTCAGCTTTTGCTTTCTTTCTTGCCGCCATCGCGTTTACGTAATCAGAGTGGGCATTCCAGCCAGCGCGCCAGGAAAGTAAACCCGTGAGCATAAAAAGCAGTACATAGATTACAAATTTTCCAATGACCTTCATTACCGATCCCACATGCAAACCTGATGTTCAACTTCTCGCCTGCTCATCAACCCTCTCCACTTCTTGCCCCCAGCGTAAATCCAGCGCTTAAGCTCGTTACATGCCCCGACATAATCACCGTCGTTAAGCTTTTTCATCAGAGTAGATTTGATAGCTGCTGAGGGGCCGACGTTATAGGCAAATGAGTAGATAGCGGCGCGTTGGGTATCAGTAGTGTTTACTTTGATGTGCGGATCAATCTGGCGAGCGATATGTGTCATATCAGCTTGGGTAAGCGCATCACACTCGGCATCGGTGTAACGCTTTCCCGGAATAATGTCTTTGCCGGTATGTCCATCACAGACCGTAAGAACGCCAACCACATCCCGATAAGGCACATACTCGCGCCCTTCTAAGCCGTCTTTACCAGCAACCATTGCGGTGGCAATGGCAATAGCCCCACCGCCCACAGCTGCGACGATTCGTTGTTTTAATGCCGGGGACATTATTCTCCCCTTGCGGCTTTACGCCGATCTTCTTTGAGTTTGAAATAGAGGTTGGTCAGGAAGGTAAGGAAACCGAATACCAGGCTGCCGAGTACACCAATAGCCGCCCACTGTGATGGGGAAACTTTATCGAGGAGCTGGAGCACCCAAAACCCGGCATTACCTACAGATGTACCATAGGCAATGCCTGTCGTTAATTTATCCATTTGATACATACTCTCACCTCCTCTGTTCAGGGAAGTGTTCTGTGTTAAGACAGGAGTGGAACGGAGATAAGGAAAAGGGCAAAAAAAAGCCAGCTCGGACAAGCTGGCCTTAAAAGGAACCTCATAAATAATAGTGCCGAGTGCTTCCCGGTGAGACTTTGACTGGCAACAAAGTCTCGCATGCTGCTCACCCTTGAACTTCGCCAGTAATGCCCCACCGCACAGGGGGATTCACCATTAAAAGTGATGGATGTCTATCGCGCATGCCAATGCAACGATGAAAAAAACTTAGCATTGGGCACTAAATTTTCAAGCCTTTACCGATAAATAAAGTTTTACCCAAAAAAAAGCCAGTTCGGCAGAACTGGCGACATGCGTGACTTCAGGACGCTCCATAGCCCTTGTTCTGTAACGTACTATTCTTCCCTGAGTTAGTTAGGTGCGGCACATCTTAATTTTAACAATAAAGATGCACTCGGCACTCAATACCGGAAGAATTCGCTACAGCTAATTATTTGCACCATGTGAGGGGCGCACTTTAAAAGTAGCAGGGTCTTGGTACAAAAAGTGTCGCTGGCATTAACTTAAGATGTTTTATTTTCATAGCGTGATTATTATCAAATTTTCAGTTTCTGGCGCGTTTGCAATGTTAAAAAGGCAGACAACACGAAAAGGCAAATCTCACACAAGAAGCTCTATACCCGGACAACAAGGCGGATTTAGAACTTGTCTATGTTAAAGAGGAGGAGCGTATCTCTTTACTGGACGTCAAAAGAGTTTTTGTAGGAAAGCCAATCATGCCAGACGTTCTCTGGGTCAACGTCAGGATAACCACGGCTCTCATTCATTTCTAAACCGATTTCGTCAGGCATTACCATACCGACTGCATTATCGCGTAGTGTCTCAACTTCTTCTTGTGTCAGCTCGCGACCAAGTTCTTTCTCTTTTGCAGTAAGTAAAACGATAAGGGCTGGAATAAACACCAGTGCCATTTGTTGCCTCTGAAGGTATCGGTAATGGAAGCCATATTATCTGATGGCACATGTCGCAGAAACAAAAAACCCGCACAAGGCGGGTTAGATATAACAGAGGCAAAATAACATAATGCAAATAAATTTACCGGTTTTAGTTCGGTTTTGCAATAACTTGTTTGTAATTTGCTACCTTCTGCTTCGAACGTGTTTTTGATGCATCTATTACGGCCCTCTTATCCAGATAAATAAAATTGGCTCTCATCTGCGCCCACCGTGCGGCATATCCTTCCGACCACGTAGATTTTGTTACCCCAACCATCTGCGCCAGCTCATGGCCTTTGTAGCAGCCTTGCGGCTCATTTCGTAACTCGCGTTTAACGTCCTGCGCCGCCAGCCATACTAACGCACGCAAACGCTCCAGTGTCTTACCGGCGATTCGTTGACCCTTGAGTTCCTCGCTGAAAGTCTCCCATCCCCAGCGTACTATCTCGACCTGATGTGCATAACGTATGTTTTCGGAGTAACACCACAGCAGCCAGGCGCATTCGACTTCATCAAGCGCCAGTACAGCCCGACGCCAGCTCGCGGTAGCGTATTCGACGGGAAGCACCAGCGCGATTGATGAACCTTTGGCTCGGGACTGCACTCCTGGTACGGGTGGGTTATGTAAGGTAATCATCTTCCCGGTTTCCTCATCCCTAACCTTCAGGCGCTTTCGCTTGTAGCGGTTCGTGGCTAATTGAGCGTTTTCTGCGAACGCAACGAGTTGCCCCTTGGTTGACCCGCTTAAATCAGCGGTCGCGGTAATGAGTTGCTGACGGATGTATTCGTAATCCTGTGCTATCACTCTTCAATCTCCGTGACTTTAATACCCAGACGCCCACCGGGAATGACTTCCCCGCGTATTACTTTCAGCTCGTCTATTTGCGAGTCGTTTTGCATGAAACCGCCCTTCTCTAGTGAGTCGCAGACCGCTTTGAGAATGTTGTCAATATCGCGGCGGCGCTTATCAGGCATGTTCGCGATAATGCGCAGCCTCAGCCGCGCATGGGTGTTTATGTCGAGCTTGAGGATATGCAGGATCTCCTGCACTGCCCGACGGTACTCACGGCCTTTCTTGTTGATGTAGGTAATGCCATTTCCACGCCGCCAGTAGTCGTTAACACTTGGTGGATACGGCAATGTGAATTCATAGGTGTTTGTCATTTGGGCACCACCAGACCGCGCCGCGTCAGTTCCCGAAGCGTAAGCACGATGGCGCGGTCCATTAGTGCGCGACGCTCCTCTCTTGTAAGTTCGCTGCCGTTATCGATAGCATGATGACAGTCAACACAGAGCGCTGCCGTCAGGCTGTCATCGACCTTAAGGCCCATGCCTTTGTCCTCGTTGCGATGTGCCGCCTGTACACCCCAGCGGCGGCAAAGGACGCAACAATCTAACTGGCGAACGGCGGCCAGCCATTTAGCGCTTCGATAAATACTCTTCACACTCACCTCCACATCCGCTGTTGAAATGTAGTGTCCTGCCGTGGCGGATATTTGCTTTCCGGCAGCAGTACGCGAACAACGAACGTCTTACAGTCCGCAGAAAGAGACCGCTCCGCTTTCATACCGCGTTTGCGATACTGGCGAAGCAGCTCGTCGGCCTCTTCTGCGGTGCAATCCGAGTGTTCAAACCATCCCATACGCATGATTAAGCCTCCTGCTCTGCCCGGAGCTGCGAATATTCACAGTCCTCAGGAATAGTGAGGCGGCAACCGATGCTCAGAGCCCAAGCTTCAACTTGCGAGAGGAAGAAATGCATCTCGCCGGTATCAAGATCGGAGGTATGACGAAGAGAGCTGATAATGGTTTTCTCGCCGGTAATGACGTCAGTCATCTCACGGCGTTCGTAACCGAGATAGGAATGCTTCAACGCGTCCTTAACCCACGCAGCGGAAGCAAAGGCTTTACCGCGCTTAATGAGATAGTCACTAATTTCAGCAAACCACATGTGCGCCAGCGCGTTCTGAGAAAGGCTGCGAGTTTCGCGCCAGGGTTTGATGATCAGGCGGTAGCAATCACCATTAGCTAGTAGCGGCTGCAATTGCTGGCCGATGGAAGCGAAGTTGGATTTGTGAAGGCGAATGCCGTCTTTGGGTAAATTCACGCTGCACCTCCGTAGAGGTCGAACGCTGGATATACGAGAGCACTGGTCGCAATTGAGAGTACGATCAGTATAAAGATGAAGAGTTTTTTAGAATCAATCTGCGCCATAAATTCCCTTCCATGGCACAGCGTTACTTAGCAAGTTGTTCAGACTTGAGTAGCTATTTTACTTCAACCAGAAGTAGGAATCACCCTTCTTTGCCGCCATTGATATAATATCTTTCAGCGCTTTAAAGAGCAAACGAACTTATTTTTTCTTAAAAACACATGTCGCCAATCATTATAACTTTTCCTAGTAAGTAGTACGCGCAGGGGAGATTTCTTTTTTCCAGATGGTAACTATGCCCGTAATTATTTTTGTATTTAAGCAATCAATGATTGCTAAACCGCATTCAGAATGGTCTAAGTTAACTACTTGCACCTGTTAATCTCTGAGATAACGATGTAACAAAAAGAAAGTAATCAGGCACGATTAATTATGATCCAAGAGTAATTAAGAAGTAAGCAGCACTATACAATAAAAAATGAGATGGCAAACAATAACCCCATGATGGTAGAAAAATTATGTTAGAAATGCATATTATTATGCATTGATGTTTCAGCGAAAACGCAAGGCGTAAGTCTCATTTAACTTACAGGTCGCGGAACCTATAACTGACGAAAACTAAACCACAAATATCAAGCAGTAAAAATAGCCACGATAATAAAGATCGATAGAAATGAATGATGATAAGCTATCCAAAGTTATAGATCGTAAAGTTATTATTTAGGATCCAACTAATAAAGCTGACCATCTCAATAGCTTCACTGCAATCATTTGAAGATTAGGTACTCGTACTTATCAATAAACAATTATGCAATCCTACGATGAATTACAATCATTGACAGAATAATACAATTATTGATTTGCTCTTATAAACACTAAACTCTCCTAAGACAAGATTAAAATAGCCCCCTTGTGGTAACGTTATAATATAATGGGGCGGGGGGGCTCCCCCCAACCATTACATTAAAGATATAAAACGTTTTATTTCATCAAAGCAATCATGATTAAAGTCGATATATTTTCTTTGTGCCGAGATACCTAAACGGGTATCAGATTCTTTCATACTTGAAAAATAAATTTGTATTTTGGCTTTGGATGGTTTTCTCGGGAATGTAAAATCCGAGCTTTCATTTTTAGGTTTTGTGGTATTCTCTAAGCCGTTCAAATAATCATCGACAAGGGCGCATACTTGGTTTCCTTTAATAGCATCCAAAACTAAATCTTCAAGCTCACCACTTTTATTCTTTCCAGGAAAAACAAAAACACCTATCTTTAATGCATCTGTCTCTTTAAACTCATTATGGTCCACTTTACAAAATGAGAACAATCTCCTTAAAGTTGAATTAATGGACTCAATTGCCGCCCCATGATTCATATCTGCGTCTCTAGTCACAGCGAAAGATGAAACATTTTCTATAAAACCTTCTGTTTTGGATATCATTGAAAGGAATTCATTAAGCTTAGCCTTACCCTCATATGGTATTATTTGAATAGTTTTATGATATTCATCACCCATAAATTGTAAGAGGGAATCGAAAAAAACCAATTCATCTCGACCTTCAACAAAGAGTATTTTTTCTTTTTCAATTACTTTATTAATATGAATTGCATCAGCCATTAACGGATCTCCCAATTCTCTTCCGTAGAGGCTTTAACTTCATCCACGGAGAAGGTAGAAGATATTGTTTTACTTTTCCTCTCAGAATAACCAATCCTAGTAAAAGTAATATCATTTTCAGTCAATTCGTTTGACTTTGCCATATCACCAATTGTCTTAATAACATCATAGCTATGCGTAGTGATAAAAATTTGGTTATTATTTTCGTTACAAAGCTCAACCAAGGTTTTAATTATTCTTGGCATTAATGAATAATGTATTCCGTTTTCTATTTCATCAATTAAAATAATCCCATTCTTCGTGAAGAAAGAAATGGCAAAAATTGTCAATAGCTTACTAACACCTTCGCCCAAAGTGGAGAGGTCAACCAGTCTCTTATGTCCAATATCTACTAGTATCTCAGGCTGCTCATTAGACATAACCAATGCTATATCCGTTATATTCTTATTAATTAAAGAAATGTTTTTGAGCAACCTTTCTTTGTCTTTTCTTTTAATGAGTTCACCAATAACACTAATTGTGTTAGCCTGATTTATTTTATTGGAAGTAGTGATAAAGGTGGTTGGCTCATTTATATAGTTAGTGGCATGGCGTGTTAACTTCGACGTGATTTGCGAACCATTAATACTTTGTTCTGCATGTAGTATCAAATCTAACCGTTTAGGGTCAGTAGAATCCTTCAATCTGATATTCAACACAAAGTTACTATCAGCTGAAGTTAAAGACATTTTATTTTTATCAAACGCGTCGCTTGAAATTACATTTATATTCTCAGTTGCTCTGTTCTTTCGGCTCTCAACCTCTAAAGTCGCTTCATATTTCCTGCCTTTGTCATTACCAAATTCAATAAATATCTTTTTGGAGGCGTCATATGCATTAAAATAAGAATACCACAAATCGCTCTCATTTAAGTTTGGCACTCCTCCTCTAAAAGCAATTGGTTTGAGCAAGCAATCAGGTGACACTATATCATTAGTAATGAATATAGCATCTAATATTGAGGTTTTGCCTCTACCATTCTTACCGGCTATTATATTTACTTTTTTTAAATTGTGTAACTCAATGTCATCTAAACCCTTGAAGTTCTTAATATGTAAAAACTTAATCAATTTTACGTCCTCTAATCGTCAAATGCTTATTGAAACCTCATTCAACTACCCAAAATCCTTGTTTTCGAAAGCTTTCACCCAATCAAAGTAAAGCTTGGGCTAGCTAGTATACGTATTAAACACTTTGCTGAACAAGGGATTAAGATAAAAATCATGAGGTTTAGAAATATTTTCTAAGCTATACCTCACGTGACCAAACTATAATGCACTTTACCTTTTACGACTTTGCTAACAAAAAAAAATAATAAATTCAAATAATTACTAGATAATAGCCTGCTTTTTAACCTGCTCTTTTCGGTGGAGTAAACCAAACTTAACACGCAGTTCAGCTAATTTGGCTAGCCCTTCTTCCCTTGAAAGGGGTTTACCACTCGTGTTACTACGAATCAATGTGCGTGGCTTAGGAATTTTTTCACCAGATTTTATGCGGTTAGCCATTTTTTTAATCTCATAGCCAGCTTGATTAGCAAGTTCTGTTTCCGACCAACAATAGGTGCGCATGCCATTATACAGCGCTGTTACCATCCAATAATATGAATAGTGCTTCCATGGATAGTGCTCCGGCGATTCATAATAACCACGGCGTGCGCAGTATACGTGTACCATCTCTACAAGCTCATCCACAGATGGGAGCAAAGCTTGGATCGCTCCCCCTTCCTTACACCATTGTATAAATTGTCCCGGAGAGGGCCAGAAGGGCGAAAGGCTGGCACGGGCCTTTTTCATTCCTGCGCTCAATTGTTCCCTTGAGGTAATGCCATTCTCAGCGAATGCCATAATCCATTGCTGTTTGGCCACCGCCTCGTCGGTATCGGTGCGCAGGTTCGTCGCAGCGGACGCCGGGAATACTTGCTTGAGCTGCCGAAACAAAGAATCAACCAGACGCTCAGCCTCGGTATTCACTACGCTCTTTGCGGTGCGCTCTTGGGCAGGTTGGTATTTGCTAGCAAGCCGGGCCAGTGTTTGGCTGTCTCGGTGTGCAATAGCCTGAATTAGTTGTTCACTCATAGTACGTCCTCCCACGCTTCAGGGCTATTCCAGTGCGGCGTATGCTGCTGCGTTATAGCAAGGCGATAGCGAATTGGCCGCGTCATCTGAGCAGTCAGCGTCGGCCATTTCTCGCGAAGCTTGGCCGGGCACAAAATGTTTGTTTGCCAGAAATGATCGGTGTTCGCCCAACTGAATACCTGCCAAATTTCAGCATGTGTCACGTTTAGGGCTATGCGCATCAAACGAATATCATTGGCCCATGCCGCCCAGTTAGGTTTGCGTGCGGCAGGGGTAACCTCCTGCACTTTGCCGAATATTAATTCAGCGGTTCGCAGGTCATCAACGGTTCCCCACTTGTCGCCTTTTGGTGAACGAATAGCCGCATGGGATCTAATTGGTACAATCAAATCCTTGTGTTTTTTAACGGCGCCAGAGGACGCGGTGGCGTTCTCTGACGTAATAGGTTCATTGACTGGTTCTATAAAGTGACTGGTTCTGAGTGAACCAGATTCACTACCCTCTGGTGAAAGAGATTCACTAGGTAGTGAACCAGATTCACTGCCCCTTAGTGAATTTCGTTCACTACCTGCCGGTGATTTCGCTGGGTTATCCAGCTTCAAAATATATAGATTGCTCGAATTGCCTTTGGGGCCTATACGTGCCTCTTTTTCAACCAAGCCAGCTTCACAAAGCGCAGCTATATGGTTCATTACCGAGCGCTTAGTGATTTCGCATTGATCAGCAATATGCTGGTATGAAGGCCAGCACTCGCCTTTATCGCTTGCATTATCCGCCAGCTTGATTAGCACCAGCTTACGCAGCGGGTTACCGACAGTGATTTTCATAGCCTTAGCCATCAATTCCATACTCATGGTGCGCCACCTGCAAGAAACGCTATGAATCCGTACTTTTGATTGAGATGTTGATAGTCAAAATTTGCTTTGTCATAATCATCACGCAAATTACATGCCCATGTGTTTGCGTTCAGAAGCCCCGGCACTGTTAGCGCAGTACGGGGTTTCGCCTTTTAAATGCTCCAGCATTGAGATAAGCGCTTTCGCCACCTCTGCCGTTTGCTCGCCTTTAATAATCACCGTCTCTTCGCGGTTATCGAAACCTATAACAGCCAGCAATTTGGCGGCTCGCTCCACAAAGCAATTTTTTCCTGTTTGCATGCGGCTGATCTGCGAGTGATGAACACCCATCCCTTTCGCAACTTGGGTAACCCCAAGAGCGGCGATGCAGCTCCTGATACGGGTTTCAATTTGCAGAGTCTTACTCGTTGTGCGTTTCTGTGTGGTTCTCATGGTTAATACTTCCTACTATTACTTCTGATTGTTGGTAGACCCGCGCAAGATGAAGCTTAATTTTCTGAATGTGGAAAAAGCATTGGTAGATCGGGGCGTATTTGGTAAGGCTTGATTACGCCCCCGGTAGCTTTAACAACTGCGATGACGCGTTCCGGCGACACCTTCTTCTTGTTGTTTAGCCAACGGCAAACGCTAACTTGTGACACTCCTACCTGTTCAGCTAATTTGGCTTGTGAACCGGCAATCTCTATGGCTTTTGCAATATACTCGTTCATTTTCAACACCCAAGAGTTTTGGTGACGAGATGAATAATACTCATGGTTATAGACTCAGTCAATCCCATAGTTATTTGACTAGTTAAACCCGCGGTTATAGTTTGGGAATATGAAAACGACACTCTCTCAAAGGCTTGAAATTGCAATGACGGCAGGCGGCTTTAGCCAAGCTTCGCTTGCTGAGGCAGCAGGTGTATCCCAGCCTACAGTTTGGAAAATTGTTTCTGGTAGAACTCAGAGTTCAGCGAAGATTGTTGATCTTGCTAAAGCTTTAGGCGTACGGCCAGAGTGGCTGGCGCATGGAGTTGGGAGCATGAAGTCCGAGCAGGTCGAAACAAGCAATGCCAGTTCTATTGTTTACGAAGGAACTATAGCGCTCCCGCTTTATGATGAAAGCGAAAAACAAATAGGACTAACTGTTGTCCCAGATGCTATTAATCATGAAAAATCAAGAGCATACAAGTTAAACTATGAAACCGGATTCCCCGAATTACCCCAAGGCTGCACCATTGTTGTAGATTCTGAGGAAACTCCGGTTAATAACGATTTTGTTTACGCAAAGATAAACGGCAAATCTTCGGCATACAGATATCTCACCCGCGGGCCGCAAAACTATCTGGACGTCGGAGACTCGCGACTCGGGCTTGTTCCTATAGACGAACGTGTGGAGATACTGGGAGTTATTGTCTTTATGGCCCGATCTTTCCGTAGATAAATTCCCCATTCCAAAGCCCAGCAATGCTTGTTTGCCAGGACGACCTTTTTGTAAACTCCCGGCGCGGTGCGCAACATTGCATTAGGCATGCCCCTCTCCTCTTTCTATGATTTCACAACCCAAATGACTGTATATCTATACAGTCATTTTAAATTAAATCACTCTCTGCCGATGGTCAAGTTCGGTCGGTTAACGATTTTGACTGAAATTAATTATTTGGCGATACCCTGTTCTATTCCTAAAACACTCCCAGCAAAACTTTTAAGTTATAATAATTATACCTTTGAGACTTGAAATTTAAAACTCAAGGGTATAGCATCTATCTCGTCAGTAACAGCACGGCGCAGTGATTACTTAGCAAAACGTTCCGCCAGCCGGGCGTTAACGGCAAGGGAGAAGATGGTTAATCAACACTACGGCACTATGCCGTTAATCAGGCAATGTCTTGCACCTGGAATGATGGCGCTCCGCGATGGTTGCGCTTACCGAGTCTCAGCGATCCGTGGTAAACACGTTTACCTTCACTCGATGCGCGAGCAAATCCGCATTACTGATCGCGTAGTCGAAGTTTTTCTTGATGGGTTCGGTAATCCCCTAACCCACTGACCCACCCTTTCAGACATTAATCAAACCTTTGTAATTGGCGGCTAAAAAGGCGCCGGGGATTTTTACGCCCTTTTACAGGAGGAATCGTGAACGCGTATTTCATGCATGACCGTATCGAAGAGCGCGCATGGCAAGACCACTACATACAAATAGCTCGGGAAGAGGAAGAAGCAGAGCTGGCCGACTTATATGATCGCCAGATTAAGTTTCATCATCTTCACGTTCTACTCAGCAACACCCAAGCGGATAAAGCCGCCCTTACTGCAACCTTCGATGATGTGGATTTTCAGGAAAAGGCAGCGGAGTTTCTGCGGTACGCCGCCGAAACGCTCGCGGCCAAACAGACAGCATTAAACATGGATTTGAGGAGAGGATGAAATGGCCCTTTTCCAACGAGCCACTAATACACAGGCTTTCCTTAAAGCCGGAATCATGGGCTTTGCCGGAGACGGCAAAACTTACACTGCCAGCGAACTGGCGATCGGCCTCGTCCTGTTGATGCGCCAGCGTGGGCTTGCAATGGGTGATAAGCCGGTAATGTTCCTTGATACCGAAACCGGTTCGGATTGGGTTAAACCCCGCTTCGATGCAGAGAACATTGAGCTTTATACAGCTAAAACGCGCGCATTTGTGGATCTGCTTGCCGCTGTTAATGAAGCGGAACAAAGCGGCTCAGTGCTCATCATCGACTCCATCAGCCATTTCTGGACGTGCTTGTGTGATGAGTACGCAACCCGCCGCAAACGTAAGCGTGGCCTTGAATTCTCGGACTGGTCGTGGCTGAAACAGGAATGGCGGCGTTTTACCGACCGTTTCGTTAACAGCCAGGCGCATATCATCATGTGTGGCCGCGCAGGCTATGAGTACGACTTTTTCGAAGGTGACGACGGCAAGCGCCAGTTAGAGAAAACCGGCATCAAGATGAAGGCCGAAACCGAGACGGGTTACGAGCCTTCAATACTGATTCAGATGGAAAAGCAAATGGATCTTGAGTCCGGGCAGGTATGGCGCACCGCGCGCATTCTTAAGGACCGCTCTACTCGCATTGACGGCCAGACATTCGCGAACCCGACGTTTAAACACTTTCTGCCGCACATTGAATTCCTTAACCTGGGCGGAACACATTTAGGCGTGGATACCTCTCGCGATAATGGCGAGCTGTTTGCCGATGATGGTTTGCCGACATGGCAAAAAGAGAAACGCGCGAGAGAGATCGCCCTCGATGAGATTGTCGAGCTGCTGAATAAACATCATGGCGGCACCAGTAACGACGCTAAACGCGCTAAAGCCGACCTTCTGGAACAGGTGTTCTGCTCTCGCTCCTGGGAGCGAATTAAAGGCATGGACTGGCCGACCATCAAAGCAGCCCGCTCAGCTCTATGGCTTCAACTTGAAGGGGCTCCTTACGAATTCCCAGCCCCTTCTGGCGCGGAGAAAAGCGAACCAGATGCGGCTTACGATGAAGTGATCCCACAGTAATAACCGGGCCCACGCCCCGCTTTTTAGTAGTGAATTAAATTTTGTATTTTGATAGCGGCTTTCGGGCCGAGGAGGATTTCATGAGTGAAGTAGTGATGATTGTATCCCCTGGGAAATGGGTTGCGGAAGAACAGCTTATTGCGCTTAAAGGGTTCAAAAGAGGAACGTTGAAAAGAGCAAGGGAACAAAGCTTTCTTGAAGGCAAAGAGTACATACATGTCGCGCCTGATGGTCAGCCCTGGGATAACAGCCCCTGCTTTTATAACCTGGAAGAGATAGATCGTTGGATTGAACGGCAGGCGATGGCAAAGCCGCGCCGTTATATAGCTTAAGTGAACTTAGTAAAAAGGAGACGTAATGATTGAGTACCCAACCGGTGTCGAAAACCACGGTGGGAAGCTTCGCATCTGGTTTATCTACAAAGGAGTAAGAGTCAGGGAAAACTTGGGAGTCCCTGACTCCCCTAAGAATCGTAAAAAAGCGGGCGAGCTTCGCAATGCGATTTGCTATGCCATCAAAACGGGCACGTTTGATTATGCCGCACAGTTCCCAGACTCACGTCACTTGGCACGCTTTGGCGTTGCTAAACCCGACATCGATTTCGCTACTATTAGTGAGAAATGGCTCTCGTTAAAGGAAATCGATGTTTGCAAGAATACGTACGTACGTTATGCAGCTGCAATCAAGAACGTTATGCCATATATCGGCGCGATACTCTTATCGCATCAATAAACCAAGAGTTTTTATTGTCGCTACGTAGAGAATTGCTACTCGGTTTTCAACGTCCTAAACATTGGCATACGGAACCAATTAAAGGCCGCACCGCATCGACTGTAAATTACTATATGCTTGTGATAAATGGGATATTGGAGTTCGCCAGCCATAACGACTATATACCTGTAAATCCCATGCGAAACATAACCTCGTTAAAAAGAGCCAAATCAGAACCGGACCCATTAACTAAAGATGAATTTGAGCGACTTATCGCAGCTTGCGACAATCGCCAGCTTAAAAATCTCTGGAGTCTGGCTGTATTCACCGGCATGAGACATGGTGAAATATGTGCCTTAGCTTGGGAAGATGTAGATCTCAAGGCTGGTACTATCTCTGTCACAAGGAATTACACTGCCGCCCGTAACTTTACTCCTCCTAAAACTGACGCCGGAACAGACAGGAAAATAGTGCTGATTGATGCAGCTATTGCTGTCTTACGAGATCAAGCGGAACTTACAAGACTTGGTAAGCAGCATGATATCAGTGTCGCTCTACGCGAATACGGTAAAAAGCGACTGGATAAGTGCACGTTCGTCTTCAGCCCTGCCGTGTACACTAAAAACCCTCATTGTGGGATTAACTACGCCACAGGCTCACTGAACCAAAGCTGGGCCTCGGCTATGCGGCGTGCGGGAATTCGTCACAGAAAAGCTTATCAGTCCAGACATACTTATGCTTGCTGGGCTCTTTCTGCAGGAGCTAACCCTAACTTTATCGCCGGGCAAATGGGTCACGCTAACGCGAGGATGGTGTATCAAGTTTACGGTAAATGGATGTCTGAAAACGACGCGGATCAGTTGTCTATCCTGAACAAAAGCATAACTGTAAATGCCCCAACCATGCCCCATAGTAAAACCGCTTATTAA